CCACTCGATGATCCGCTCGATCAGGGAGCCAAACGGTCCGTCGATAAGTGGCTCGGACACGCTCACCACATCGACGTTGTTCTTTTTCAGGAGTGATTTGTACACAATGGATTCCTCCTGATTCCGGGCAAAACGGGAGAATTTCCACACGATGATCGTATCGATCGGGTGCTCTTTGGACTTCGCCAGCGCAATCATCTGTTGAAATGCAGGACGTTTGTTTGCTTTCCGACCGGAGATCCCGTTATCCTGAAAAATATATTCCATGGGGATATCGGTGTGGTTGGTTTTCGCATAATCCATCAGCAGACGAAGCTGCGCATCCGGGGAAAGTTCTTCCTGCTTGTCGGTGGATACACGGATGTAGATCGCGCCGGTTTTGCGTTCAGATAGGGTTTCTTTCATGGCATATTACACCTCTTTCTCTATAGTGTATGTTTTTGGGTACAAAAATAACAGCCAGCGTGGAACGGGTGTTCCGCTTGCGTAGCTGCTCCGAGAATGATACAATATGCTTGTCTAGGGCTTCTGTATCATTCGGGAGCTTGCCGCCTTGCTTTGGTAGAGCAGGGCGGTATTTAGTTTGACAAAAGTGTAAATGTAACATATAATACACTTAACAGGAAAGCCGATAGATAGGTGTCAGCTATCTACTCCGGCGAAAAATCAATGGAAAATAACCGTCAACTTTTCTCAGGAGCTGGACGGTTATTTTTTATGTCTGAAATTACAAACTAGTGTAACAATAGCACATATCATTATCACAAATGTGAATAGATCAGAATATGTAACCATCGGCATCATCCCCCTTCACAGGCTCGGAGTAGATGCAACCGTTCCTCGGCTTCCCGGGTAAGTGTATTATATTGTCAAGGTACTTGTATTGTTTTTCATCAATTGCGCATGCAATATTTAATATATCTTATCCAATCTGGAATATGATCAATACATTCGTTTAGGGAAGTATTGTTTAATTCTTTAATGGTAGATAGTCCCTTTAGGTATTGCATATATATCGAAGGCTCAGTATTTCGTGTTTGAATTTCATATTCAGCGTGTGAGTCCACAAATTCATTTGCATCCTCTAGGAAATCGAAAACTTTTGTGGCACGTTTATTTCCTGGTTTTATTATCGCATATTTGGTAGGCGATTTATAAAGATTTATTTTTCCAACATAACATATCCCTGAATAATCAACATTGAACCCTCCGCTGGATAATCTGGTTAATTTGACACAAGAAGGGGATAAATTTGCAGAAATAAGTTGTTCAGAAAATTGCTGAAAAAACTGTGTTTCCATATCGTTTAATATATTATAATTATTTTGTGGAGGCACTGTGCTAGACACAATTTTCATGTTAAAGGAATTTTCTGCATTGTTAGCCTTGTTTTTGGGTGAAATATTATAGCTTGAATGTTGATTTCTTAAGCTGTTATTGTTTCTTAAAAATTTTTTTAAAATTGTTTGAAATGGATTCAAAATAACCTCCGTGCAATTTGATTATAGGTGTAGTAAAGTTGAGGAAACGTTGATTAATTAAAAGGTAGTTCCTCATCAATTTCAGGGAAAGGAGGTTTCTCTGGATCAGGGACACTCATCAATCCATCGGAAATGAAAGAGGGTTCTTTATAATCCCATGCCTTTAACAAGTGGGAATCATAAAAAGAACTTTGGCAGCCACATTGAGGACAGTATCTTGCATTGGATGGCAGTGGAGATGTATTTGAACATTCGTCATTTATACATCTGTTTACCAAGTTGTTTCCACATATTTGGCAGAAATCCCCTTCAATATTTGTTATTTCATTGTGACAGGTAGGACATTCTTTTAATTTTCCATTTTCGTAGGCTTCTAATAAAGAGTATTTCATATTATCACCATCTCCCCATTGTAAAATATTTTTTTGCCCACATATAGGGCAGTATTTTCCACATTTTTGAATTATGCCAGCACCGCAGTGTTTACATTTACGTTTGTATATAAAATTATAATATAAATGAAAAATTCGTTTATCATATTCGTCTTGTGAATCAACATGAGATTTCCATTCTACAAATTCATAATAACGACGTTTTGCTGCTTTATCCGAAATTTGGCATATATCCTTTAGTTGTTTTTGATTCATTATTTTAAAACCAAGGAGAGCAGCATGTGGGACAAGAAGTAGCTGAGCGAAGTAATCAGCTTCAAGTTCGGCAATTTTATAGTTGTAATCATCAATATTTTCTAAAAAGAAATCACCGCGTAACAATTTCTCTTTTGAGCATAACTTGTGGTGCTTTAAAAGTACATGACCTAGTTCATGAGCTAAATTCCAACGTACTCGGTTACATGACGTGATGTTTAGATCTAGATCGTTATAATAGATACAGTATTTATTTTTTGAGTGACAATAAACGACATAAGAATCTTTGGTTTCTGCACTGATGATAAGTTCTTCATAGGATATCCCGTGTTTTCTCACCTGACTACTATAAGTTATCATTTTAATATTAGAATAAGAACGGATAATTGTGCCAATTTTTACAGGTATGGATAATTGGTTGCTGTGTAATAGAGCAGAATAAACTATATTTTTTATCTCGTTCCTTCTATTACTCGATATTTCCAGAGTCATCTTCCTCCCAATTGTAGTCATCAAAGTTTGCTTTAAGAATATTCATTAGTTTTGTTTTTTCTTTATCAGACATTTTGCTGCGTTCTCGTTGAATAATTGTTAAATCAATATCATTATTGATTGAATTAGTAGATATCTCATTTTTTTCCATAGGAACATCATAGCCAAGTAACCATGCTTCATTTATTCGCAAAACTTTACAAATAGAAAAAATCCTATCTTGTTTTGGTTTTGTATAACCAGACATGTATTGACTTATTGCGGATTTCGGAATCTTTGTTGCTTCGGATAGTTCAATTGGTTTTATATTACGAATTACTAATGCTTGTTTTAATCTATCTTTTAATTCTGCAATTGGTTGAGACATAATAACAACCTCCTTTTTCTTGTATTATAATAGGAAAGTTTAAAAGCGTCAATAAAAAAGTTTAAAAAGTTTCAAAAAATATATTGACAGAAAAGTTTCAAAATGTTAAACTTTATATAGTTTAAAAAATTGAAACAAAATATGTAGGAAGGAGTTAGTAAATGGCATTTGATTACAGCAAATTGAGAGGAAAGATTATTGAAAAATATGGTAGTCAGTCTGCATTTGTAAGGGTTTTTGGAACATCAGAAAATACTTTTTCACTGAAAATGAATAATAAAGTAAGGTTTACATCTGATGACATTGTCAAAATTTCAAAGATGCTCGATATTCCAGAAGGGAAGATTGGCTTATATTTTTTTAATCAAAAGGTTTAAAAAAATTAAACCGAAGGGCGGGAATATGAACAAATCAAGATTTATGACACAGCAGGAAAGAGAAGCATATCGAATTGGATATGAGTGTGGAAGACAGGAAGGTCTTAAAAAAGCATCACTGCTTATTCAGTTGGTTGCATCAGATAGCAGTGAGTTTAAGGGGTACATTCTCCAAAATAGCAAAGAAGCTGCTGAGATGGTAAGGATTCTTACAGGGAAAGGCGAGCAAAATGGGTGATTTAATTAACATCGACATGGACACACAGACGGTGTCAGCAAGAGAGTTGCACGAAAAATTGAATATTGGAACAAGATTTAACGATTGGTTCCCACGTATGACAGAATATGGATTTGTAGAGGGAACAGACTTTTACTCAAAAATGAGTAAAACTGAGAATGGTGGTAGACCATCAACAGATTACGAAATTTCCGTAGATATGGCAAAGCAGATTTGCATGATACAGAGAACACCAGAAGGCAAAGTCGTGCGTCAGTACCTTATCGATTTAGAGAAGGCATGGAATACACCGGAACAGGTATTTGCTAGAGCGTTAAAGATGGCAGATCAGACAATCAGTAGTTTAAAGGACAGATGTAAATTTCTTGGTGGGCAGGTTGTGGAACAGCAGAAGGTTATTGAACAGTTAGAGCCTAAAGCATCATATTACGATCTGATTCTCCAGTGTAAAGACCTTATTGCGACAACTGTTATTGCTAAAGATTATGGCATGTCAGCAAAAAAGTTTAATTCTATGCTTCACGATATGGGAATCCAATATAAACAGGGAGATATATGGGTACTGTATTCCAAATATCAGGGACAGGGGTATTTGAAAGCAAAAACGCACAATTATGCAGATGGAAATGGAGTGCAGCATTCGAAAGAACATGCGTATTGGACGCAGAAGGGAAGGCTGTTCCTTTATGATCTTCTTAAGCAAGAAGGTATTTTACCACTGATAGAGAGTGAATATGTGGCTTGATTTTTAATAACGGAAAGGAGATGAGAGAGTGTGGATTTCAAGAAAAAGATGGAAGGTGCTTGAAAAAAGAATTGCTGACCTTGAAAAGCAAGTTCAAAGCCAGCAGAAAAAAGTAGATGCCATTTGTGATTTCCGGCTAGAAAGACAAAAATTGCTTTCTAAAGCTGGTCCGAAGCATCATTGGGATTAGCAAAACCTATTCTTCTTGCGGGTTTAGTTTTATCTTCACGTTCAACAGATGTGAGTAAGAAATTGAGTTGGCTGGCGTGCTGAATTAATTGGGACTTTTTTCCATTTACTAAACCATAAAAATAGAGGATATCAGGGTTTTGATAACCGAGACTTGTGACAATCATGGTGACTGATGTCCCGAATGAAGTTAAACGGAGCGCAATTTCATGATCATCATCAAGGGATGCTTCAAAATTATGAATTTGCTCAAGAATTTTTTCGTATTTCCAGTCAGCCAAGTCATAATTACGAATGGTAATTGGTTCAATAAAATTATTCATATGAAAATTTCCTTTCATAATACTCGGACGCGGCAACGTCCTGTAAGGAGATTATATCACAAATGGAAGATTCAGAAAATTAAGAACCGCGTACAGGCACAGTTAATAACCTATTAACAGGAGGTGGGCTTATGGCAAGATATCCCAAGAAAGCTACATACAGAACCTTTGTGATCGATTCTAAAACCGGTGAATGGAAACAAATTGATCCCAAGGATATACCTCAGAACAAAATTGATGAGTTGTGTGACAAGTTTGCGCTTGGCGCAGGTTATAAGCGCGTAGAGTAGCCACTGTGGTGGCTGTGCGGACAAGCTATAAAGGAGAAAACATAAAACAAAGAGCTTTTGAAATAGGAGTCGCAATTATGATGTTTGGTGCAACTGCGATGGACTCGGAAGGAGTTGGCTGGATAATTGCCGCAGGAATGGTAATTGCTGGCGCGGTGATCGCACATGTGGCATACACACTCGAGAGAGTGGAAAGAGAGCGGAAGGAAACCGAGCGTCGCATACAGCAGCTACGGAAAGCTAGTTGAAAGGAGAAAAATGCACATCAGTGGAATAAAGCGTATGTATCCGCAATATCCGAATAAAGCTTCGAATCTCACGTACTCGCGAAAGGAAAAGAAAAATGATGGGGATTTCAAGGAAGTGTTGGATGTGGAAATAAAAAAGATGGAGTCAGCCGACCAAAGCAATGATTCCATCTAATTGGGGGGGTGTTTCTCTCGGGAAACAAAAGAAAAATAAGCATTAAAAATGCTATGCCTTTATTTTACAAGAAATATATTTAATGTGCAAGTGAAAAATATGAATTTACGTCAAATCGAATCGCTTGTAAGTGCGTATTTGCACTGCAAGGACGCAGAAAAGATTCTGAACAATGCAGGATCATTTATTTACACCGAAGCAGCGTGTCCGCTTATGGACGAGCCGATGGAGCAGATCTATGCGGCACTGATAGACGGACAGGATGATGAGACAGCGGACTGGATCTATGATCTGCTGCAAAAAGGTGAAGCAAAGGCAATCTATGATCTGCTGCAGGAAGGAGCCGACAATGGAAACGATCCCGGATAATTATGATTTCTTCCGGATGCATGAGGATGAGCAGGACAAATGGCTGGAACAATGGCCGGTGTGTGTCTGCTGCGGTGATCATATTCAGGATGATTATTGTTATGACGTTGGCGGAGAAATCTACTGTGAAGATTGTATGGTTTCATGCTTCCGGAAGGTGGTGTGATGTATTACAGACCCTGCCCCTATTGTGGGGCACATCTTGATCCGGGTGAATCATGTGACTGCCTGGAAAAGAAAAAGGAGAACAATAAAAACATCCTTGCAGCATATAGAAGTGGCAGGGATGGACAGATGGAAATGAAGTTGGAGGATATGATGTATGGCACTTAAATCGTGGGAAGAAATGCGCAAAATTGACGTAACTCCATATTGCCAGGAACGGGATGGAATGACGTATCTCAATTGGGCAAAATGTATTGATCTGCTGCATGAGAATGGTGCAAAGAAAGTTTACTGGGTGCCGATTCCGGATGAGGGAACGGGAAGCTCTTTGCGCATGGTTTCAAAAGATTTCACAGATAGCAAAGGAAATACAAACCGATGCTATGAGACACGGATACATGTCGTTATTGATGAAAATGAGTATGAAATGCAGTCACCGGTGATGAATGGCTCCAATCCGGTCAAGGATAATTCCATGAGCCAGCAGAGGGTATGGAACAGTATGTGCCGGTCCTTTGTAAAGTGTGTGGCAATTCATACGGGGCTTGGATTTAACCTGTGGCTCAAAGAAGAAATGCAGCCGTTTAACAACATCATTCCGAGGAATGAGGAGAAGCCGAGCCCGGCAAATATTAAGATACTGAAAGACCTGTGCATCAAACATAAGGTGAATCTTGAATACTGGATCACGAGCAACGGAAAGACTTGGGACAGTTTATCAGCAGAAGATGTTGGTACAATGCTGAACAGTCTGAAATCGAAGTATGGTGATGACTGATGTATACGATGGTAGATGTGAAGCAGTACCGGGAAAACAGCGATGGAACAGATCTTGTTGTTTCTGTTCCGGGAATGAAACTTGGGGGGCTGCTCCAGAGAAAGAAGATCAAGAATGCAGAGATCCGCTTTGATGATGGGCGGCATATCTCTGCGGAGCAGAGGAAGAAAGCATATGCAACGATCCGGGATATTGCAGACTGGACAGGCTATCCACCGGAAGAAATGAAGGAACGGATGAAGTATGAGCATATGATCCGTACAGGAGATCCTTATTTCAGCCTTTCTAACTGTTCGATGGATACCGCGCGGGAGTTTATCAATACGATCTTGGAATTTGCTTTAGAGTGGGGAATCCCACTTTCAGACAATGCGATTGACCGGACGGATGATATCGGGCGGTATCTGTATTACTGCCTAATGCATAAAAAGTGTGCCATCTGCGGCAAGGATGGGGAAATCCATCATGAAGATGCAATCGGTATGGGAAATAACCGCCGGAAGGTGGATGATTCGGGTTATAAGAAGATCTGCCTGTGCAGGGAGCACCATACGATTGCTCACCAGATGGGAGTGATCCGGTTCCGGCAGATGTATAAGGTGTATGGAATTGTTGTGAAGGCGGAATGAAAATGACATTTGAAAGGTGGCGAGAAGTGCTGATTCGGGAGGTGGAGTGATTGGATGGCAACTACATAAAGCTGAGCCGCGGGCTACTGGAATGGGAATGGTACACAGATATCAATACAACCCGGCTGTTTATCCATATGCTTCTGAAAGCCAACTGGAAGGATGGAAATTTCAAAGGGACAACGGTTCCACGTGGATCGTTTGTCTCATCCATCGGGAAGCTGTCGGGCGAAACAGGGCTTACGGAGCGCGAAATCCGCACCGCAATTTCACATCTGAAAAAGACAGGCGAAGTGACAAGCAAAACGACAAACAAATTTACTGTATTTACAGTGGTTAAGTACGATTTGTACCAGACAACCGACAAGCAAAATGACAGGCAACCGACAGGCAACCGACATTCTAACGACATTCAAACGACAACAATAGAAGAAAAGAAAGAAGGGAAGAAGGAAAGAAACACACCCCCTATATCCCCCGTGGAACGGTTTGCAGATTTTGCCGCAGCCTATCCGAAAACCTGCATTGGTTATCTGGCAGAGACGGAATACTGCAATGCGGTTGATGCCGGAGTGTCGGAAGCTGGCCTGATTGCAGCGGCAGAGAATTATGCTATTGCCTGCCAGCGGAAAAAGACACCAGCCCGGTACATCAAGAACCCGGAGAACTTTTTAAAAGAAAACCTGTTTATGCAATACCTGGAAGGAGTGGATGATGGACCAGCAGATGAAAAACATGATCAACGGAATACTGGAGCGCGTGAAAAATCGCTCAACGAACTGCTTGAAGAACGCGGATGTTCCGGATGTTTCGAAGGGTTCTGATGTGTGCCCCGTCTGCAAGGGCAGCGAATGGATTCTGACCGAAAAGGACGGTATTGAAACAGCCGTGCCGTGTAAGTGCCGGGAGCGTGCGATCATGTTGCGGCGGCTGCGGTTTGCGGATATCCCGGAAGCATTCAGGGGAATGGAACTGAAAACATTTCGGATGGATGTGTACCGGGAGCGGGACAGCAGGAAGAAAGTGTCGGATGCCTGCCGGATCATAAAAGCGTACCTCGGGGATTTTGAGAACCAGAGGGAGCAGGGGATGGGACTGTTTATCTGGTCCCGGACAAAGGGCAGTGGGAAAACAAGGATTGCGGCCGGGATTGCAAACGAGCTGATGAAAAGCTACGCAGTCAAATTTGCGGTATCACTGACCATCCTGCAGGAAATCAAGAATACATGGCGGCGGGACGCGGAGTACAGTGAGAGTCGGTTGCTGGATGCGCTTAGTACGGCGGATGTGCTGATTATCGATGATTTCGGAGTAGAAGCACCGGCGGCATGGATCAACGACAAACTGTACCAGATCATCAATGAACGGTACATAAACCGGAAAGTGACGATTTTTACAAGCAATGAGTCCTTGGAAACTTTACAGTATGATGACCGCATCACGAACCGGATCAAGGAGCGAACCTACCAGATCGCATTCCCGGAAGAAAGCGTGCGGGACCATATCGCAAAGCTGCATCAGGAGGACATGATCCGGAAGCTGATGGACGGTTGAAACACCAGCGAAAGCAAAAGAAACCACCATTGCAAGTGCGGAATTATAGTTATCACAAAAGCCATGTTCTTAACTTGCCGACACCGGGGCGGCAATCGCCCCATTACCAAAAGAGGTGAGAGAAATACATAGAACCAGCAAAGAAAAACGCCTTTTGCGCGAAAACATAAAACTGATCGGAGAGATCAACAGTTTTGAGGATTCAAAACAAGAACATATGAATCCAGAAGCCTACAAGAAATTTAAGCGGCCAGCCACGTATTATGGCAGCGGAAGAATCTGTGATTATGGCAGCAAGGACAAACCTTGTGATCCGGGATGCAGATTCTGGAATACCTGCATAAAAGGGCGGCACAGAGAGGAGAAGTAATGCACGGAGTAACACAAAGGGAGCAACTGATACCGATGAGCGTATACCGAAAGGAGCTTGCAAAGGCACGCCTTGGGGATAATGTTGCGAATCACATGGGATATATATTTACAGCGATCTTGTATGATAAGTCTGATCTGACATTTAAGCAGGTTACGAACTTTTACACCAAAACAGTAAACAAGCGTGTTGCATGGCAGGACGATGATAACGAAGATGTTACAAGCGAAAGCATGATGGAGTATTGCCGGAAACGGAAAATTGATGTGGTCGGCTGGGTAAAGTCGATACCAATGTCGCAGAAGTTGTACATGGCGGATATTCAGAAAGGGCGAGCAGTGCTTGGTGCAGATCGGAACATCGAGAGTGCACTTGCATCAACGATGTATTTGACAATCCCGACATTGAAAGAGTCATATCGATTCTCGAATGCCAAGATAGAGGAATTTATGAAGTGGGTTGCCTATTACATTGATTCCTACTGGCGAAAACAGCCGAAGAGCAAAGAGCACTATCTGTCAGATGCGATTATCCGGCAGACATTTATTGAGGATGAGCATTGGGACATTGTTACTGGAAAGGCGGTGTAAGCAATGTATACGAACGTAATTAAAAGTCTTTGTTCGCTTCCAGCTACAGACGGAAATTTTACATCAGTGCTGAAAACAGCAACATCGAATCAAATTCGTTTAGCAATCGAGACGATGGAGCACAACGGTGGCAAGAATAAAGGCAGAATTAAAGCCTGTGAAAGAGAACTGGAAAATAGAAGACTTACGAAAAAAGATAAGCATGGAAAGTATGTCTCTAAGGAGTATTTAAGCATTCTTTGTAATACATTTTCATCGGAGCATAGATTCAGAGCCATTCTGAACAAGCTTGGGGAATACGAAGATGCTGAACGGCAGGGGTTGCTTTTACAGTTACCATGCAAGGAAGTGAACAGAATGGATAACAAGTGGATTCCGGTAAGTGAAAGGTTGCCGGAACCGTACCGGGAAAGCGAGGGATAATGATGGCAAAAAGAAATGTATTACATATCAGTAAGCTGGAAGATTTGAAAAAATGGTTGGTCGGGGATGGATGGGAACTGCTTTCGCTGTCAAACAATCCATACGAGGTATTAAAAGCCAGTAAAGCCGGAAAGCAAAATCCACTGATTATCTATTTGGGAAAAAGCAGTGAGCATCTATCTTTTGCAGAAAGAAATATGCCCGTGATCGGAGCATTTCTTAGAGATAAGAAAAAACCACAGACCAATGCAGACAGAATCCGTAGCATGACGGATGAGGAATTAGCAGGGTTTCTTAAAGAAGTAAAAGAAGATTATCAGTGGGCGAATCCTGATTATCCAGATTGCGAGGATTGCGGAGAATGGTTGAATTGGCTTCAATCAGAAGCAGAAATGGAGAAAAATGATGGAAGATAGATATTTATTCCGCGGAAAGCGGATTGATAACGGAGAGTGGGCGCATGGAAATCTCATACGGTCAAATGATGCCGAAGTTGGTTATGAAGCAATTATCATTCCAACAAATGACAGCAATATGTATACAAAAGGTGAGGGTAGAGGAGATTTAGGATTTGAAAATTGGCACAAAGTCGATAAAGATACCATCTGCCAGTGCACCGGACTTAAGGACAAGAATGGCAAGCTGATTTGGGAGAATGATATTGTAAAAGACTTATTTAGTGATGTTTGCGCGCAAATCAAATACGGCAGTTATCAGAACTGCTTTGATAGCACCAAAACTGAACACGTTGGATTTTATGTAGGCTGGTCAGACAAGCACACTGGAAGATACAGAAAAGATTTAGGTTATTGGATAAATATGGTTGATGCAGAAGTTATCGGCAATACGTTTGACAACCCGGAGTTGTTGGAGGGGGGTGAAGAGGATGCCTAAATGGAATGCAAGTGTAGGATTACAACTTACGATTGACTATGAAGATATAGAGGCAGACACAGAAGCAGAAGCTATTCAAATTGCGAAAGACAGAGCATTGGAAGATATTGATTATAACAACTGTGAGTGCGATACTTCCAATCCAATCGTATATTGCTGTTACAAGGAGGATTCGGATGAGTAGAGAATTACCAATTTTATTCAACACCGAAATGGTTCGGGCGATTCTGGACGGAAGAAAGAGCTGCACAAGAAGAATCATTAAACCACAGCCACAAAGCAGATTATGCTATACATTCGCAGGGGGTAACTGTGGCACATGGGGATATCCAAGTAAAACAGCGCATGAAAGTTGGGGAGATGAATACAGACTTCCAGATGGTATCACGGACGAAGAATTACAAAGAAGATGGAATCCACCATATCACACTGATGATATCCTTTATGTCCGGGAAACATTTGGTTATCCGATTAGCTTAAACTCGGACAGGCAGTATGTTTACCGGGCGGATGAGGTTGCAGAAAATGGTTTTAAGAATGATTCCCACATATGGCACCCATCCATCCATATGCCTAAAGAAGCAGCACGAATCTGGTTAAAGGTAACGGATGTGAGGGTGGAGCAGTTGCAGGATATTGACGGAAAAGGGTGTGTGAAAGAAGGAATTGAAGAAGAACCTTTAAAATACGTCGGAGACGAGTTCGTAAAAGGTATGTTTCATGACCTTTGGGATTCAACCATCAAGAAATCTGATCTTGATCGTTACGGTTGGGATGCAAACCCGTGGGTGTTCGTATACGAATTTGAGCGCTGTAAGAAACCGAAAGGAGTGTGAGGCATGAGTAAAAGCAGAGCCAGTAAAATGAACGGCTATCGTAGCATGGTAAGCCGACAGAAGAATGATGTTTTTAAGTTTAAGCAGAAAAGAAAAAAGAAAAAATAAGTCGAAAGGAGTAAGAGGTTTGCTGGCCAGCGTAAAAGAGCTCTTTACTCCAAAAACAAATGGAATCAGTACAAGATAGGATGAAGCGACTTGGAGCTTATGAGAAGATTGCTTCATTCATGCAAAAAGAAAAGCAGGATTACAGCTTTAAAAGAAAATACGCACAGATCAGAGCGGAAGAGTTCAGATCAGAATGTGATCGTAGAGAATTGAACTGCCATGTATCAGTTGGAGGTTTGGACAGCATCATATTGTATATGTTCCTTCATGAAGTGTGTCATATCGATGTACCAGGTGTATCAGCATCTACACTCGAGGATGCAAGCATTCAAAGAGTACATAAGGCAATAGGAATTATAAATGTGCCACCGCTCATGCGGGATGATGGTACACGATGGACAAAGCCAAAGGTTATACGGGAGTTTGGCTTTCCGGTCATATCCAAGGAGATTGCAGGAAAAATCGAGTTGCTGCAGAATCCAACGGAAAAGAATAAGACAGTCAGACACGCGATCATAACGGGAGAGACCGGGGAATACGGCGGCTGGCAGAGGAATTCGAAGATGCAGCTTAATCAGCGGTGGTTGAAGCTGTTCGGTGGGTATGAAAATGAAACCGAAGGATGCGACTTTCAAAAGCCGGATTTTCTGGTATCGGCGAAATGCTGCTATTACCTTAAAGAAAAGAATTGTGATGACTGGGGAAAAGAGCATAACAGTGTGCCATATTTGGGACTGATGGCATCCGAGGGTGGCAGGCGTGCCAAGAGCCTGCGGATGAACGGATGCAATTACTTCGGGGCATCTACGATCAGATCAGCACCGTTTGCAATCTTCCACCGGCAGGACATTCTTACACTTGCCTTGGAGATGGATGATCTCTGGAAGAACGGATTAAAAGAGAAGTATCGTGCTGCTGGAATCAAGGATGGGATAATAACAGAAGATTTTCAGATGCCGGAATCTTTGATACCGGAGATTTACGGTACGATTGAGAAAAAGCCAGATGGGACGCTTTACACAACTAAGGCTCAGCGTACCGGATGCAGTATGTGCGGCTTCGGAATCCACATGGAGAAACGACCGCATCGGTTTGATCTGTTGTATGAGAGTAACCCGAAAGAGTGGGATTATCTGATGTTCCACATGTGCAAGGACAAGGACGGGAATGATTATGGATGGGCGAAGGTTTTGGACTACATTGGAGTTGGCTGGGACCCCACAACCATAGGTGGTAATTGCAAGGGGCAGATGAGCCTAGAAGATTTTATGAAATGATAGTTTGCTTAGGAAGCCACTTGCTCTGCCAACTGAGCTACACTGCTAGTTCCTAAACAAGTAATTATATAAAGTAATGAACCAATTAGCATATGCACCACGCCTTTCTTGCTGCTTACATATAAGTAAATAGCGTAAATCAAAATTAATAGTAACATTCCCGCTAATATGATGCAGAGATTGGATTTGAACCAATGACCAAGTGGACGCCTAAACAAACTATTTACAAGCATTATAAACAAAAGAATACAAAATTTCAAGAAAGGGGCCGAACCTCCGGCCGGGGTAACGATATATCGGGTTCCTTTTGAAAAATGAAGAATAGTGAATTAAAAGAATATTTGAACAAATTTCCGGATGATGCACCAGTAAGTATCGTATGTGCAAATCCAAAAAAGAGAAAGGTATACGAGCCAAAAACAGTCATAATAATGACAGATGAAGAATTTACTTATCCGGCATTTGTAATTGAAATTAAAAATGAGAGAAATATGACGGACGAAGAAAGAGCAATGTGCGAAGAATGTGAGCGAGATGCGGATGATCTGGAGGGACAGATGCAGATCGAGGACTTTCTGGAGGTGATGCCATGATTAACGGAGATTTAATTATTGATTGCTTTGCTGGTGGTGGCGGTGCAAGCGTAGGGATTGAGATGGCACTTGGACGCCCGGTTGACATTGCAATTAATCACGATCCACAGGCAATTCGAATCCACAAAATCAATCATCCGAGTACTTTACATTTGACAGAAGATATTTTCAAAGTTGATTTACAGAAATATGTAGGTGGCAGACATGTTGCGCTGATGTGGGCATCGCCGGACTGTACAAGCCATAGTAAGGCGAAAGGCGGGCAGCCCAGAAAGAGAGGGCTGAGGATACTTCCGTGGGCGGTATACAAACATGCAAAAACAATTTTGCCGGATGTGATCATTATGGAGAATGTGGAAGAAATCCAACAGTGGGGACCGTTGGATCAGAATGGGCATCCGATACCAGAGCGCAAGGGAGAAGATTATAATAAATTTATATCTGCAATGCAATCCCTTGGGTACACATTTGAAAGCAGAGAACTCATAGCTGCAGATTACGGTGCGCCTACAACACGCAAAAGATGGTATGCGATATTTCGGAGAGACGGTAAGGCGATCGTTTGGCCAGAGCCTACGCATAGTAAGGCTGGAATTGATTTACCACGATGGAAACAGTGTGGAGATTATATTGATTGGTCAGATTTAGGAAAATCAATTTTTGATCGAAAAAAGCCGCTTGCTGATGCGACAATGGCGCGAATCGCAAACGGTATACAAAAATATATCATTGATGATCAGCATCCGTACACTGTGAACGATAAACGAGCCATAGCTTTTTTAATTCAGTATCATAGCGAAACGAAGAAAGGTGATGCGAGAGGTCAGACGTTGTGTGAACCAATTAAGACCATTGATACAAGCAATCGATACGGACTTGTTACTGCTTTTATTACAAAATTCTATAAGACGGGGATCGGGCAGAGATGCGGTGAGCCGATACATACGATTACCACATCACCAGGACATTTCGGACTGGTATCCGCTTTTCTGATTAAATATTACGGAACTGGTTGCGGTCAGCCAGTGGCAAGTCCTCTTGCAACAATTACAACAAAGGATCGGTTCGGACTTGTGAATGTGATAATTGAAATTGACGGTGATGAATGGATAATAGCAGATATATTTCTGCGAATGCTGAATGCTACCGAATTAAAGCTTACGCAAGGATTTCCACCGGATTACATCTTAGAACGTGATATAAGCGGCAAGGCAATTCCTGTAAAGGAAAGGGTTGCGAAGATTGGCAATAGTGTTGTGCCGATAATGGCAGAGGCACTTGTGGCTGCAAATTGTCCATATCTTATTGTTGGAGAGCGGATACCGAATATGATGATATCGACAGAACAGACCGGACAGCTCCGGTTTGCGTAATTATTCCTTTTCACATACCGCATTTCTGGCAGCAATATTTGCCAGCATGTCACTCAGCACTACCAGATCAGCAGCAAGGATGGCAACCTCATCGTCTGACAGGCAGTCGGCAAGCTGGCAGGCAAGTGTTGAAAGAAAATAAAGGTTTGAACAGTTTTGCATGGGATCACCGGAGAGGTTTTATATATTTTATGTGTCTGCGGTGAAACTGTGCGAAAAATCTTTGAATTTTAGAATTAGATAACAAAACCAAGCGATCATATAGCACCTCCTACTATTATGTAGTGTATGCGGATCAAGTAACATTTATTTGTTTAGAATATGGTTTGGCAGAACAGACAATATATTTGTCGAAAAATGTGAACATTGACAATTGAATATAGCTGGTATGGATGCTATACTATGCATGAAAATGGGGGAGCGATATGGGAAAAGATAAGGAAAAGAAAGTAATATTTTCAGAAGAAATAGATAGTAGCATAGATGGCTTTGCATTAGGCATAACGTTTGTATTAGTGGCATTTTTCGAAGTCTATTTTAAGATATTTGGAAATAGAATGGTAGAGATTGTATTAGCAATTGGACTGTTACTTTTCGGAATTTTTGGAACATTAATAGAAATTGGGAAGATTAGTACAGATAATATCAAAGGCGGTGAT